GAATTGGTCTACTTCAATATTCCAATTAATGCCCGACACGCCTTCGATTTCGGAGCCATCTTCCCGCAAAACTTTGGTTCCGCAGGGCGTACCATCGGAAACTATTTTAACGTACATACTGCATCCTCCAACCCCATCCTGGCGAAGCACTCAAGCCGGGTCTGCCGTGATGCGTTGATCACCTGAACCCCAGCGCGTTCCAGATCGGGCAGCATGGTTTCGAAATTGGCGCGCCAGCGGGCAAAATCGTGATCCTGCGGGTTGTTCAGACCCGCCGGATGATCCCCGAACCAGTGACGGCGACCATCATCGGCAAGGCCCATGTCATAGCCCAGCAGAATGATGCGTTTCGCACCAAACAGGACCGCCAGATTGATGGCCTGATATCCGCCATTGGCCCCGCGATGGATCACCGGCGGATTTAACGAAATCCCCGGTTCATCGACACTTGGGACATGGTGAAGGCCATGGATCAGGCTGGCTTGCCTGTCTTGGGTCCATTTTTCGCCTTCGAAGGCTTTGACGCCGTTGTGGTGGTCCCACCATTTTCCATCGCAGGCGTAGAGGATGTCTGCGCCGTTTGATCCGTCTGGGTCGCCGGTTTCTGCGGCTCCGCTGGCGAGGTGCCAGGCGTTGTTGACGGCGATGATCCGGCAGCCAGCAGATCGGGCGTATTCGATGTCTGATCGGTCAAGGCTGGGTCCGTTTGCGGCGATGCAGACTGTTTTTCCACGCCATCGGCCGGCCCATTCGACTTTTTTGTCGGTTTGCACCGTCCGGTTTCCTCGGCAATGTCGGCAACACGCTGCGGCACCTGCCCGTCACCAACCGCCGCGCCATCGGCCACGACTTCATAGATGCCCGGTTCCACATCACGCGGATGCATTTCACCGTTAAAGCATGCCTTGAACGCGCGGGTAATCTGGATTTTCGGGAGTTTTGCCATATCAAAACAGGGTGCCCGATCCAACGGACACCCCGCCTTTCACTTCAAATTACGTCAGATCGGCGATCAGTCCGAAGTCGGTGCCAGCGCCGGATTGCCCAGCACGGCTACGAATGCCATCGGCGTAGCGCCCGGCGTGTTTACCGCGGTTGCGACCACACGCACATAGCGTTTCGTGCCGATATAACCGACGCGATAAACCGTATCGTCCTCGGCGGCGTCATCAACCGTCAGGAACACACCGGTTGAAGCATTTGGCGCAGTAACCGGAGATTTCGCCGACCCGACCAGCACATCATTGGCATCGGTCACATCGGTAAAATCGGATGACTGGCTGTCACTGTGCTGCAGCTTGAACGCCCAGGACGGCTGCGGCGAGTTGGCGATATTTGCGACCGGCCCGACGCTCATAAGAAATTCCGACGACGAAAAACCGGCAAGATCAACACCGTTTGTCGGCGTCACAGTTGCCGTTGGTGTCCCGACATAGTGCGACACCGCCTTGATATTGGAATGAAGATCACGACGGATCATATCCATTCTCCTTTGATGAAAGATAAAAAGGCAATGACCGGCTGATCAACAGCCGGTCACGTGTCACGAATCAGGAAGCAGCGGCCTTCATCAGCTTGATCGCATCGAAGTTGCGAACATCACCGCCGGTACGCTTCGCGATATAGAAGCCGACATACGGCTTGTTAGTAAGGTTATCGCGGATCAAACGGAAGCCCGAACGATCAATGATCTTGTAGCCCTGCTGGAAGTTGCCGAACGCGATAGAGAACGAGTCCGCGCCAAGATCCGGCATGTCTTCCAGATTGGTGATCGGGAAACCGTGGATATCGAACTGCAACGCGCCTTCAATCTGGCTCATCCCGATCAGGTAACGGCCTTCCGCGTCTTTCAGCTTGCGGATTTCTGCCTCGACCGTGCGATTCATCGTCCAGCGCGCACCCGCGCGATAGTTCGGGTGAAGGGCAGCGATGGTATCGATCAGACAGTTGGCGTTTGCCGCCCCGTTGGTAAGGGACGGGAACGCGCCAGCGTCACCCATCGGGATATATTGCAACTTGCCCCATGCCCGACCGGCCTTGTCGGTGGTGGTAACAGCGGTATCCTTGTAAGCAAGGAAGCCTTTCGGCTTCATGACGCCATCGCCGCCGACAAACGCGGTGTTTTCAACGCGGCCCATTTCGTCCTGCGTTTCCTGCACCAGCCAGCCTTCGATATCGAGGCTTGCATCGTCCAGCATGTCCTGGGTGATTTCAGGATAGGCATACTGTTCATGCACTTCGATGCGCTGGGTGCCAACCGTCGGCGTATCGGTCGCCGGACGCGCCGAACGTTCACCGACCCAGCCGCCAGAGGCTCCCTTGCTGGTTTTGTAAGGCGCTGTCCATGCGGAAGTACCAATCGTGGTCACGCTGGAAATCTGGCGCATCGGCGAGGTATCAAAGATACGCTGCACCATTTCGGTGGAAACCTCGGTCGGCACAAAATAGCCGCCCTTCGGGTCGGAACCAACCGAAAGCGCGTTGCGGATTTCCGGCGCTAGGTTATCAACATTGCCCTCGCGACGCACCAGCGTATCAAAGGCTCCGCGATATTCCTGATAGGCTTCAATATCGGCGGCATCACCAACCGCTACCCGTTTGCCACGCGCCAAAGTCATGAAACGCGCGGCATTCTGTGCCAGTTCTGCACCATCGCCACCACCAGGACCACCGATCAGGGCGCGCTGGGCGGCTTTCTGCGCCGTTTCCAGCGCCGCTTTAAGGGCGGTGATTTCGGTATTCATGTTGTCGACGGTTTCGCTGTTGGCCTTGCCTTTCAGCGCTGCGTCGTTTTCGGCCCGCATCTGCGTCATCAGGCCCTCGATCTTGGCGACAATCGCCTTTGGATCGCTCAAATCCGGGTTCGGCGTCGGCTCTGGACCGTTGAAAGCGGTGATCGCCACCGACACAGCCGCATTTTTAACAATCGCGTTCATCGCGTCATGCTCCGTTCAAGATTTTCGGAAAAGGCCGACAATTCGGCCCAGAATTCTGCGTTTTCGGCGTCATCACCAGCATCCCGCTGGTCATCTGCTTGATTTCCGCGCGCCGCCATTGCCTTGGCCTGCGCACGGGAATGCCCGGCATCCCGCAGGGCACGTTCGGTATCGCGAATGGTCGGTCCGGCTGACTGCGCGGTAAATCCGCGCAGCCCGTCCGGCACCTTCGCAAAACAGGAAAGATCGAACTTGGCTTTCGCTTCCTCGGCCTTGCCAACCACGTCGGCGAACCCGTTTTCGCGGGCATCTGCCGCCGAAAGCCACGTTTCATCGTCCATCATTTCGACGATTTCGGAACGGTCCATGCCGGTGCGCGCCGCATAGGTATCGGCAAGCGCCCCGTCAATCTGTTCCAGAACCGCCGCAACATCGGAAATCGCGTTTCGATCCCCGATGGCCAGCGTCCATGCATTGTGGATCATGAAAAATGCGTTATCGGCGATGGTGATCTTGTCACCCGCCATCGCGATCAGGGATGCCGCCGATGCCGCAAAACCCGTTACCTCGACCTCGACCCGCGCTTTATGCGCGACCAGATCGTTAAACATGGCAATGCCGTCGAAAACATCCCCGCCGGGCGAATTGATCCGAAGCCGGATCGTGCCGCCGGTCACATTCCGAAGCTGCTGGCGGAAATCCTTGGCCGAAACGCCCCAGGAACCGATTTCGTCATAGAGATCGATTTCGGTGATATCGCCAGCATTCTGCACGTCAAACACCCGGCCACTGGCACGGTTGAAAAACGGGCGGGCCGTTGATTGTTTAAGCCCACCCGGCATAGTGATCGCGGCGGGCCCGTTAAAGAACCGATGGCCGTTACTTGGTCGCTGCATTGCTTGCCTCCGACTTTCGGGCCATGCCCTTGAACTCTCCATCATCGGGCTGCATGTTGCTTTCGATGATGTAACCGTTGCCGCCAGGATCATCGCGGTTGTTCATTTCTTCCAGCCCGCGCCACTCGTTCGGGTTGATCACGCCATTTCGGCGCTGAATCGCCAGACCTTCCTGCCGCGATTTGAAGTCACCCCGCAAAAGCGCGTTGGTGTTGAACCGGCAATAAAGGTCTGGATCACCCATAAGATCGCGCTGGGCAGCCTGCTCCCACGCCACAAGGTGCGGCATCAGGCTTGAATTCACATATTCCAGCGATTGATGCTCGATATTGCTGAATGTTGCCCGGTCCAGATCACCGATCTTGTGCGGCGGAACGCCAAAAATGCCGCAGATTTCTGTCCGGTTGAATTTCCGGCTGTCCAGATACTGCGCATCTTCCATGGTCAGGCTCATGGCGTTGTATTTCACGCCCTGATCCAGCACCGCAATGCGCCCGGTATTTTCGACCCCGCTGTAAAGCGTTTCGAAGTCCGAACGCATCGCTTTTTTATCTTCTGGGCCGATTTTGCCATCGGCTTCCAGTGTGCCGCTTGGCCGCGCCCCGTTGGCAAAGAAACGGCTGCCATGTTCGCGAAGCGCCAGACCATCCCCGATAGTTTCTCGGTAATGCGTCACGGTATTCAGCCCAACCAGTCCGTCAATCGACGGGCCGCGCAGATGAAACACCTCTTTCTGTTCCAAAATCACCCGCCGGCCGTCCTTGCGGGTGTACTCGTAGGTGACCGCAAGGGTGCGATCATCCTGCTTTGGCACCACCCGATCGGGATGAAGCGGAATAAGTTCCTGCACCCGCCCGCCAAATCCACGCACGATCAGGGCATAACCATTGCCGCGCAGCAGCTTTGCCCGCTGCTGGAACTGTTTGAACTCGAACGCGGTCTGCCATTCGTTCGGCCGGACCTTCAACAGGGTGTAAAGCGGATCATCCTTTGCCGCCTCGCGACGATCACCCGTCTGGCGATACAGCACCAGCGGCAGGGCCGCGATATCATCCGCCAGCACCCGCACACACGACCCGACAGCCGCCAACCGCGCGGCGGTCGTGTTATTCACCACCACACCAGACGACGAACGGGAATCGCCGACCAATTCCCGAATGGCTTGCTCAAGTTCCAGCGGGCCGGAAAGACGGTTTTCATTCCGGGGACGACCGACAAGCCCGGTCAGTTGTCCAAGCTTATTCAACAGGCCCATCGGCTGCCCCCGTCAACCGAACATGCTGCCCGGCTCATATGAAATAACGTTGCTGTCTTCCTCGGCCGAAATCATCCGGCCAATCGCCATCAGCATCGCGACCACGCCATCGATCTTGCGCATGTCCTTGCGGGTATCTGGCTTGATCGGGCGCATATTACCGCTGTCATCCATCTTGACGGCGGTATTGGCGATCATCCAGTCCATGACAGGATTGCCGTCATGCGCAATAGAACCCTCAAGTACCAGCCGTTCCAACTCGCGGCACGGTGCCGCCATGCTGACGAAACCCTGCCCGCAGGCAACACACAGCACGTCACGTTCCTCAAGATGCTGGATCAACTGACCGGCGAAATACCTGTCATAATCGACCTCCATCACCTCGAATTCGTTGATCAGGCCGGTATTCCCGGCGTCATCCCCGATAATGAAATGCTCGATGGCGTCATAGTTTGTTGCCGTGCCTTCGGTCTGAAAAATCAGACCATCGCGCAGCCAGACATCGTATGGCACCGCCTGATCAAGCCTGCGTTTCTCGATCGTGCCAAACGGCACCCAGAAAAACGGCATGATCTTGACCGGCTCCCCCGGATCAACCGGCGGAAACACCAAAACAAGGGCGGTAATGTCGCTAACCGCCCCGAAATCCAGCCCGATATAGCATCGACGCCCCCGCATGGAAGCGCGATCATAGACCGTTTCGCAGGCGCGCCATTTCTCGATATCAAGCCAGATTTCTGCCGTCTGGCTCCATACATTCAGATAAAGCCGCATTTTCGACGCCAAGGCAGACGGGTTATCCTCCGCCTCCTTGAATTCGGCTTTAAGGCCATCGGCAAACACCGAAATCCCGTAATTCGGGTTGGCTTTTTGCCAGCTTAGTTCGTCAAACGGGTCATCGCCGGGATCGATCGAACAGATAAACCCGAACCAGCCATCGTTTTCGAACAGCCCTTTCAGGACATTGACCGTGTAATCATGATGTTCGCGGCAGATCGAATGCGGATCCGCACCAGCTGTGGTGATTTCCACCGTCAATGGCTGTTCGCGGGCACCCGTCCCTGTACGCAGAACGTCGATCAGCAACCGGTTGGGATGCGCATGGACCTCATCAATGATGTTGCAATGGCTGTTCAGACCATCCAGACGCTTGCCGTCCGCCGAAATATACTTGAACACCGAAAATGATTTCGGATGCTCCATGTGATGCGCCCGTTCCCGGACGCGCTTGCGCAAAACCGGGCTGGTGCGCGCCATTTTGGCAGCTTCATCAAAAACAATCTTCGCCTGGTCGGCCTTGGTGGCGGCGGCATAGACCTGCGCGCCCGGCTCACCATCGGCGACCATCATGTAAAGCCCGATGGGCGACAGGAACGTCGACTTGCCGTTTTTTCGCGGCACCTCGATATAGGCCATGCGAAACCGGCGCTTTTGCGTCGATTCCCACAGCCAGCCAAACATGACAGCCGTGCAGAATGCCTGCCAGTTCGCCAGTTCAAAGACCTGACCGCCCCATTTGCCCGTGGAATGCCGCAGATACCCGAAAAACCGGATCGCATGATCGGCACGCGGGATCGAGAAATAAAGCCCGCGCTTCGGACCATAGACCAGATCGTCAAGCTGGCGCTGGCATGCGGCAATCCGCAGCTTGCAGGCCGGTATCTTTCCTTCCACAACATCCAGCGCATAGATCGTGCTGACATGGCCCAGCACCGCTTCGGGCACCTTCTTTGCCAGCATGGCACGGGTAATCTTGCGGGCTTTGCGTTTACGTGACCCGGTTGCTTGCGAAGTCGTCGAAGTCATCGAACAAATCACCCTGCCCTACGGCACTGTTCAACGCCCGCGCGGCACTCGGCGTCATGCCGAATTCGGCAAAAAGACGCAGTGCGGTGCGCCGGGTTTCGTTGAATTGCGCGACCTCCGGCCGTGATTTCATCTGTTTTCCGTTGCGCCCGAACACCTCATAGGTCTCCCCAAGTGCCCGGAAGGCGTCCCGATATTCCGCCATCTTCGCCAGGCAGTGGCACAACTCGACCACCGACCACACGAACAACGGGTCAAGCCGGTTCTTTTCCGCCAGCGCGACCGCCACATCATCCCAGAATGCCGCCACATCGTCCGGCATTCCGGACGGTTTCAGCGAAGCCGCCAAATCCACAGCCTCACGCTTGCGCGCTTCCGGCCCCAGATCACGACCATCCTTGGTCAGCGGAATAACGTTGCTTTTGTCAGTCGGCTTGCGTCCGCGTGCCATGTCATCACCTCATCAATGGAAATCACCCTGTTCCCAAGGCTGCCCGGCTCAATGACCAAGGGCTTTTCCTGATGGGTTTTTCCTGTTCAATTTCCCACGCATAAAAACGTGACTACCCAGTCGGTCGTGGGTGGTTGGGGGCTAGGGATTTGACCCTCCCCCACCCCGGGCGACGCCGCGCCCGAAAGCGCCATCCTCGGTCGCCGTCTTGACATCATGGTGATGTTTGCAGAGCGGCTGCCAGTTCGACCGACGCCAGAACAGCTTCTGGTCGCCCTTATGCGGCACGATATGGTCAACGACCGATGCCGCCGTCACCATGCCATCGGCTTCACAGCGACAGCACAGCGGATGTTCTTTCAGGAATGCTTCCCGCGCCTTGCGCCATTTCGAAGTGTATCCCCGATCATTGGACGAACCGCGCCGCTGGTCATCGCGCTTGCGATGTTCCTGCTTGTGCGCGGTGCAGTATCGTTCCCCCGGTTGTGCGAGCCGACCACACCGGGCCAAGGCACAGGGCTTGGTCGGTAGTGCAGGCATGGCAACCCCACAAAAGACTGCGGCGGCGTCCCGAAGGATCACCGCCGCCAAGTCTGGGTATAGAGGGAGAAAAACGTCCAATGTGCATAGGTCATCATCAACCGCTGGCACAGGGAGACTGCCCCGGAAACGCAAAACGCCCGCCGCTGGTAAGCGGCAGGCGCAGTCCGAACCCGGAACATATCCAGATACTCAAAAGACGCAAAAGAAGTCAACAACCTTTTTCAACTTTTTTTCGGCTATTCCACGGAAGGCGCGGAAATACGGGCATTTCGATCACAATGCCCAGCCTGTAAGACCCCTGCAACCTCGTGGACAAAACGACAAGTGCATCATAGACCAGCAGGTAGCTGAGCCGCGACTCTTCAACTTCGCGCCGGGAAAGGCCGCTATCGTTCTGCCAGCCACCGGGCATCCAGTCCGGCATTTCGCCCGCACGCGCCGCCTTGATCATTTCGACCACCGGATGCAGGCGAAGCTTGGCAAGATAGCGATGCATCCGCACCGGCATATCAACACCAATCTCATTGGCAAGATGGCCCATGCTCCATTCCTTGAACATCATTTCGACACCCAGCCAAACGACCTCTGCATCCGGGTCAAGATCAGGCATCGATCCATGCGACCCGTTGATCGATACCCCGCATTCCATCACATCAATCATTCGCCCGGTAATGCTTCCAAGCGCACGACCATCCCCCATCAGGCGGTCTTTACCAAAAGCACTATCCGCCTTCTGATCGCGCACCACCCATTGCAGGGCCGACCAGATATCCATCACATCCTGTTTAGCCATCGTTCTGCCTTTCGCTCTTAGGATATCCAACCGCCGATACCGCTCCACCGATGATCGAGCCAATTGGCTGCACTTGGTGATGCTTCCATAACCCTGTCATAAACCTGATTCATCGCCGCCATGCCGCCTTTTTCGAGTAACTGGTACCCAACGCAGCGCACAGCCCACCGTGCGACCTCTTGAACAGGATTCAATCGCGCCGACTCAGCAAGTGCGATAGACGGCTTTTTCAAAGGTGCATCGGCATAAGAAGATGCCAGAAACAATCCCTCAAACGGCTCCGATGGCGGCAGCGAACCATTCCGTTCCTCTTGAACAAGGGCGAACAGGTCAACAATCTCATCGGCTATGTCGCGATCAGTGTGCGATCCGATACTTAAGAACATAAAAAAACCTCCTGTGATAGCCACCCTTGGCACGGTTACGCCGGTTACATCAGGTTACATGGCAATGTAACCAAATTCGAAGCCTCTTTTATATATATATCAATATCTTATAAGACAGAGGTTACAAGTTACATGGGTTACATACATTTTCGCGCACTTACGCGCGCTCATGTCGTGTAAGTTATTTTTCCGAAAAATCGTGTAACCAGTGTAACTTGTAACCAGTTGCCGATAAGCTTTTGAAAAACAACAATACAAGCAAAATAAAACGATGTAACCAGCATGTAACCTGAGTGTAACCAACTTCGGATTAAATGAAAAAATCTATCAACAACAAATAATAGATAGATTTTGACGATCAACAGTGCAGCCATCATATGGCTGCGAAGCCCATCTTTATGATGGGGGAGCGGGGGAAGAAACCGCCCTGCCAAACTCAATCCTCCCCATCGGGCGTTAACGAGATCACATATTCAATAGGCACCACCGTTGCCCTGCACGGCGACGCGATGAACTTTATCACCTTGTTAACGATAGCTCCCTCCAGACAACTGAAAGGCTGACGATAAACCCCATTTTCCCACTTGCTGCCGCGATAAATGATATTCAACTGCTCATGATTGCTGGCAATGGCCAGATATCCCCAAGGGGACGCTGGCGACCGGTCCTTGCGCAACAGCTTTAAACCGAATGACGGCAACACTTCCCTCACCAGAGTCTCTACTTCGCTAAATTCCTTATCCGTGGTGTATTCTTTGTGAACAACGGCCCGGATAAGCCGCCCGACAGTTGGCCGCGTTCCACCTCGATAGACATCCACCTTTGACGTCATCAGCTTTCGCAAACACTGCTCAAACTCGGTGTCGATTTTCGGCGGAGACTCCAAACCCAGAACACTGATCGTATCGCGCGCAACATCGGACGTGATAACATCATCATGCATTAGCGTTTCATACGCTGCCAGAACCGGGGCCATCCGATCCACCAGGCGGGCGGTATATGTCGCCCCACCCAGAACCCTTTCAAACACCGACAGGTTTGTTCTGAAACGCCCATAACCAAGAATCATCCGCGACCAAATACGTGGCCCCAGCGCCTTGAGATATTCCCTTCGATCCCGGAACCTATCAGTCGCATCCTGCGATACGGCGCGATCCCTAAGTGTCACGAAATGAATACGCATTTCGTCCTGCGGACCCGGTTCCGGGTGCTTGATTGAACTGAAAACAAACTGAGCAACGATCTGCTGCAAAGTTGTCTCCTGTGATGCGCTTGACCTGCCAACCCCACCCTGATCGTTCGAGAACGCCAAACGTGCCAGCTCCATCGCAGGACCCGCCTTGCCTGATTCCGGCTCCATTTCATCCATGAAAATCGGCAGTGCCGAACCATTGAGACGCCCGCGCACATAGGCCGCCGTAGCATCAGATGTTTTTTCCGCCGCCTTTTCACCGCCAATGGGCAACGTTAGGAAATCAAGGAGACTGGATTTCCCTGCTGCTGCGGGGCCGCAAAGCCACAATGTCGGGCGCTTTTCCAACGCCCCGGTAATGCAGATCAGCCCCATGATGCCAAGACAGATCACAGGATCAGCAGCGGCTGAAAACCGCCAGCTTTCTATATGCTCCTTAACCATCTGCATCTGCTTGACGGTCGCCGGGTTATCAAGATCGGGCCGCAACCCATGCGGAACCGGGGCACGGGCCGGGTAAACCCACCCATCTTCAAGTATCTGCCCGGCACGGACCATTTCCTTGCCTGATGACAGGAACAGGGCATCGCCACAATGCACGATCAGTCCGCCCTTGATATCGCGCCATACACCCCGACCGCGAACCATATCAGGCTGAAACAGCCCCATCTTTGAACATTCGGCAATCACCCAGTCACTGGCGTCATTAACCTGCAAAACGGGACGATTAGAAACCTCGCCATCCTTGTCCAGCTTGGGGAATGCCTCATCCAGCCAGTCGTTTCTCTCCCCGAACAGGGACTTTAATACCGACCGGCTGCCAATCTGGGACCGCGAAACATCATCCAGCTCACCATTGGCATTGATGACATAGAACATCCCCTTATTGACACCAAGGAACTTGATCGGACAAGGCCCCGCGCTATGGCTTGGCTGGCGAACACCAATCCCGCTTTCGCCCATTTCGTGGACCTGCACCGGAGTATTTTCATTGGCTGGCTGCTTTTGTCGCGCCTGATTAAGCGGCACCGTATTCTTGGTCATGCAGCCTCACTTTCTGTATTCACGATATGGATATCCGGCGCACGGGAAGCGACGAACAGGGCATCGACACGTTCGGCAATTTCCAACGTATCGCACACGATTTTGCGCGGCCCGATTAGCTTAAATGCTGTCATTTCCCGCCAATCGACGATTACGCACCCAACCTGTTTGCCCACCAAATAGGCAATCGGATTGGCAAATATCCGCAAATCAACCTCGAAATGGCGGGCATAATCAATCGCGGCTGGGTTGATCATCGAACACCCTGCGACTGAAAACATTCTATCGGGGGCGCGGGGGTCACAGGCGATTAGATCGCCAACATCCTGATCGATCGAAAACAGGTTCGATAAATGCCACGGATCGCAAAGCGGCTTTTCCGGCACCACAATCAGGCTTTTTGCCCCCGAGACAACCGGCGGGTAACCCTCATTATCGTTATCATTGGCCGCTGGCCGCACCACGCCATAGCGCGCCGCACCGCCATACAGCCATGCGGGATCAACACCCTGTCCGATCAGCCATCCATCCTGCGCCGCCGTGGTCTGTACAGCAGCGTCCGCAAATAGCGCAAAATTCGACATATCAGCACCCGATTATCTGGACGATAAATCATCCCCAAGAATGGCGGATGCAATCGCAGCGGCTTCAACACCTTCCTTACAAACCGGCCCCACGTGATTGCCGCAACTCGCTGAATCCAGCCAACTGTAGACTTGGCCAGAAACCATTCTAATGCGCAGGGTTCTGTGGCCGAATTCTCTCTCGTCATGCCAATGTACGGACTCAACAAATTCCCGGTTGATTGTCAACGTATCGGTGCATTTCACGAATTTGGACATAACTCACCCCTCAATCATTTTGTGAACATCGCGCAGAATCGACGTTACCCAGCGATGGGCAATATCCTGCCCGTGTTCGGTCAGACCGCCGCCATTGCCCGTCAAATCGGCAAGGCAGATCATTTTGGTTGAAAGTTCAGACAGATCAAGCGCGCCACAGCATCCTTGAAATCAGACATCACGCACCCCCAAATAACACGACCCAGAACGGCCCGGAATGGGACAAGCCAATGCGCGCCCGCGCCGCCAGACAAAGCGCACTGCAATCCCCGCTGATGAAAAGTCCATCGCCGTCAAGCCATTCCTGCGCCTTATCATCCTCGCCTGCCATCGCCAGCAAGGTGCCGATCTGCGGATGATTGAAAAGCGCGCGTTCGGTGTCGCTATGCGTCTCGCAATAGCTGATGAACACCGATGCCGTTTCGAACCCGATGGATTGCGCCATCATATCGAAATCTGCCTGATCAAGATTTGCCATCACGCACCGCCCTTCGCCGCATCACACGCGACGATCTTGTATTTGATATCAAAGGTCTGTTCCGGGACCTCGGTTAACTCGACACGGATGGCGGCAACATCCCCAACCTGCCAGAAATTAGGGTGATGACCATTCAGGATCGCCCATATATCGACCGCAATATTTTGCA